CATGGCGATTAGATCAATATTAGGAGCATCAAAACCAGTAGTAAGTACGTTAGCATTTGTTAAAGCCCTTATTTTTCCAGATTTAAATTCATGGATGATTCGCTCTCGGTCTGTCTTTGATGTCTCGCCAGTGATGCAAGCCGACTTAATACCTTGGTCGCGCAGCTCAATTGATACGTTTTTCGCGTGATTAATACCTGCGCAAAAGAATAGCCATGACTTTCTATCACCAGCCAATCGAATGACTTCAGCCACAACACTTTCGTTATTCTTTCTTGTATCCACGGCCTTTTGTAGTTCGGCCTCAATGAACTCGCCACCACGTTTTTTAACGTCGCTAGTATCTAGCTTGGTCGTGGTGGTCTTTGATCGCAGCGTGGCAAGATGCCGTTTGTAGATCAACTCCTCGATGCTGACCGGCTCAATCAGATCGTCAAAGATAGCTGGCTTGTCGGTGATAAGACCGTGGCCAAGGCGGTACGGTGTGGCTGTTAAGCCGATTACGCGCAACTCTGGATTGATGACCTTTAATTCATCCAACAACGTGCGATAGCCACCTTCGTTTTTGTGGCTAATCAAATGGCATTCATCCACAATCACCAAATCAATATGGCCAAGCGCCGCAGATTTAGTGCGCACCGATTGAATGCCAGCAAAAGTTATCGGCTCGCCTAAATCACGCTTACCAATACCTGCTGAATAAATTCCAAGCGGAGCGCCTAGCCAATGTTGGCGCATCTTCTCGGCGTTTTGCTCGATCAATTCTTTAACGTGCGTCAGCATCAGGATTTTTGTCTCTGGCCATTTCTGCACGGCATCTTTGCAAAGTGCAGCCACAATGTGGCTCTTGCCCGAGCCAGTAGGCAGCACTAAGCATGGGTTGCCTTTGTTTTTGCCAAACCACTCATAGAGCTGGTTGATGGTTCGTTGTTGGTAGTCACGGAGCATAAATTTTATACACTACAAAATTGCGATTGTTTCGCCATGTTTAGGAATAATCAAACCAAAATCAGTAGTAAATAAACTATTGGTTTGAAATCGATAAATATTAATCTTTCGCTTGCTGGTTTCTTTCCATGTATTTTTATGGCTTATGCCTTTTCTGTCGCCAACTTTTACCCAACCCATTTGCGTCCAAAAAAAGTTACTCGCCAAATCATCTGCGCAACCACAAGCAAAATCCTCTCTACCTACTAAGTTTCCGTGACTAATAGCAGCCGACAACAATGCTTTGCCACGTTCAATCAGCCTGGCATCTTCTTGAATGCAAATTTGATTGCACTTAGATATTTTTCCATAACTAAACATAACAAACCCAACCAAATCGCCGTTTTCAACGCAAACAAATATTCTGTCATTGCAAGTTGTACTCCAGCGCTTCCCTGATTTGTGTCCGGTGATAGCAGATTCATAAGCAGGGCTAGGAATAAAACCCAAAGAAAGACTTTCTTTTTTTGACAAATTAATAATGTACGAAATATCTTCTAATGTAGCTGCGCGTATCATTCATATCACCTAAATAATAAAAATTATCCAACCACCCTCGCATTAAACTCACGACGAAATTCTGTCGCAAATTCATCAGGGTTGGCGCATACCGAAGGATTGGCCAGTATTTCTTTGGAGCCAAAGACATTGGTATCAGGCTCGCCGTTAATCACATCCTTGCCATTGATTACATAAATGGCTTGCCACTCATTCGTGCTTTCCTTGCGCTGATATGGCACCAGATCGGGGTGCAATACGTGCGAATCGCAGCCTTCACGTTGCCATTCGGTTGGTATATCGTCAGCGTCATGGCGCTCGCACCGCCACGTTGAATTTTCTAGCGCCGTACTGTTAGCGCAGGTTCTGCAATTGGCGTGTTTGGTAATCTTGGACTCGAAACAAAAGTCATGCGCAGGGCACCAGCGGCATTGATACCACGTTGGGTCAGCCGATAATGGTTCTGGCATACGGTCAGCCAAAGCAATGCGCTTGCCTCGAGCAATTGCTTTCTCGGCGACGTCTTTATCAAACTTGACGCGCTCGGTATAGATGCGGTCATCATCTTTGCAAACGGCCACGTACAACGCTCGATCAATATTGGTGCCAGCCATGTAGGTTTGCATCTGGATAAAGTGTTCGGGCTTGGATTCTTCCACACCCTTCTTTTCCACATCGTTAAACGACTTGGCGCTATGGGTTTTGAATTCCGCGACGTGTTCGGTCTTTGGCGCGTTTGGCACACCAGATTTGATTACGCCGTCTAAACTACCCGATACGTGGGAGCCAAAATCAACTCTGGATTGGTTTCCGGTCGTGCGCTGAATATCGATGCCAATGGCACGAAGGTCGCTAACGATTTGCGCTTCCTCAAGATTGCCTCGGCGAAACATTCGCAAAACACGACCATCAAAGTTTTGCTGCACCGCCCAACGAAACGACAGCCACAACCAACGGTCGCAAGGGTGACCCAATGTTGACGCGCCAAGATGTGGCCGTGGCGGCTCCTGACGGCTTTCGTGGTGCTTGTCAATCAGGTTGGTGATGCTGTATTCTGGCTCTGGAATTTTCATGATTCCGATTCTCCTTCGTGTGAACGAGTTGGGCAGGGGTAAAACCCTGCCCTTTTTTTTATTACTTCTTTTGCCAAGGTGGCGCAGCCTTACCGCTTGCCGCAGCCTTTGCTACTGGTGCGGGTGGCGTAGAACCGGCAATCGCCTTGAAACCTTTGACTTCGTTCTGATCGCCGTACTGCTCAGAGCTGCGAATATCAACCTTAATCGACAGTTGGCCACCGATCAATTCATCCGTGTCCTGCACCTTTGCGATGCCAATAGCGCGCATGACTTCGCCAAGTTGCTGGCGACCAATTTCCTCGGCCTTTGGGTTAGGGTTACGAATGTTCAAGTTGCCAAAAACAATTCTGCCCTGATGGCTTGGGCCAATGATGTCGTAGCGAATCGCAATGTACTGGCCAGTTCCTGCCTTGGTGTTTTTCAACTCCGCAGCCGTGATGCTGGCCGTGTACCAACCGGCTGGCAGCGGCTCGTAGAATTTGTCGCTAACTGGCATTGCATCTGCCTCAAAGGTTTGGTCTAAAAAAGCCATTATTCTTCTCCTAACATGGTGATGGTAAATGTGGGTCTGCCTGGCGTTGTTGTAATAGCGCCGAGCAAAGGTTTGGTGATGCTCTCATCTGCTGCCTTCCAAGCGGCTGCAGCAATTTCAGGTTTCCAACGAAACAAACTATTCAAATGCTCTTCAAGTCCGTGAGCAGCCGCCAGTTCTTGCAGCTTGTCGGCATTGACCTTGCGGTTCATGCGGCCTTCGATCTTGACGACGTACTGGCCGACCTCGCGGTTTTGCGTACCTTCAAAAGATTCGGCCACGTTGAAATGCTTGACCAGTTTGTCTTCGATCTGGCGACGGTAGTTAGTCGCCGCCGCTTCTTCCATCTTGGCGATAGTCCATTCTTTGGACAGCGTTTCGATTTCGTTCATAGAATCCACTCCACGATGGTTTCAGCAAAGATGGCCAGAGTCAGCACGATGGCGATGTTGATGTTCATGTATGTATCTCCTGAATTCTAATTTCCATCATCATGTCGGCATACTCATAAGCAGCCAAGCAAATATCCTCTTTTGAATCTAATCCAGCATCAGGATTCCAAAGTAGTGATTGCATCGCCTTTGCCGCAAAGTAATCACGCAAGTCCATGCCAGGCTCATCATCAAAGGCACTATTACTTATTGGAAATGCTTTCATTTCTTCGCTCCGATCTTATTAATAATGACCGTCAAGTCTGGCGCTTCCCACGATTCGAGCTTGCCAGAACGATCTTTGGCTAACCATAAGCCGTCGCTATCGCACATCAAGGCACGTTGGGCGAAACCGTCGGCATCCTTCTCAACTCTTAGCGCGAGAACTTCGTCGAAAAAATACGGCAAGGATTGGCCGGTCTTGTTGCCAGGCATCGAGGGTGCGTACAAAATGCGACCCATTTCATCCTGCGTTTTCTCCAGCTTAGCTGTCATCAAAACGTGCTTGGCTGGCAGGTCACGGAATGCTCGGATAATGTCGGCCATCTGTTCCTGCATGGAGCCATACGCTGCACGTGGGTCTTTGTTGACCTTTTTCTCATAGTTCAAGCACACCTCGGCAACTTCGCTGATGCTGTCAATGGCCACCGATTCAAACTGCGTGGCTTCCTGCGATTCAGCCAGCCATTTG